AACAAGGCTTAGGCAACTCCTGTTCGCATATTGAAATCTACAAGCAACTCAAAACAAACTGTTTGAACAAAAAGACCAAAAAAAACACGGAAGCAGCTAAACCACCCACGCAACACGTCCGCGATGCGGATGGGATCGGCAAGGCGTGGGGGGTGGAGTTTTACGCCCAGCGAAAGCAGCGCATGACGCAGTTGGAGGCGATCCGCAAGGCGATGGCAGAATCGGATTTTCCGGCCAAGATCAAAGGCAAGGGTTGGATGCGTGCGGACGTGGTTGCGTGGGCGATGGGGAGGGTGGAGTTGGATGATAAATCGCGCTCGTTCAAAATGGTTGAACAGGCTAAAGTCGCGGACGCCGCTCGCCCGACTTTGGACGTTGGCCGTGAGACCAAAGACATGCCCCCATCCGACAAGCCAGCGGAAGGGGAGTTGTTCGAGAACTCCGGTTTTGAGGCCACGCTGGATTTGTGGCAGGACAAGCTGAATTTCCCGATCAAGTGGCAGGAAGCTCCGTTGCAAAACTGGCAGATGAAACTGTTGCAGAAGCATCGGTCACAACTGTTCGAGCGGGATGACGGGGTGCAGATCAGTGCGGCGGATTCGGTGAACATCGAGGGCGGGTATCGCGGGGTGGCGGGGTGGATTCGGAACAATTATCAGGGCAAACTCGCGAAGATTCCGAACCACACAGACATCGTGAACTGGTCGCGCGGTCAATACCTGCCACATGGTTGTCGCGAGAACTTCCCGGCGAGCGAGGCCAGCAACAGCCGTTACAAGACGGACTCCGTGGTGGCGTGGGTTGAGAAATACATCGTGAGCCATGAGTCGGGTCAGGTGTTGCCCATCACAGGATTGGACGACCGGCAACGCAAGGAAAAGGCGGACGCGGACATGGCTGAGATGGCGGCGGACGCGGAGCGCAAGCGCACAAGCGGGCTGTATGTGTTGACGGCCACGGCGCAACGGACGGGCGCGGCGATTGGGATCGCGTTGCGGACGTTGACGCGGGAGGCGATGGAGAGGGAATTGGTGAAAAGGGTGGGTCAGAAGATGGAAGATGGAAGATGGAAGATGGACGGCGAAATGTTGGCGGCGTTCAAGGAGATGCTGTTGGCGGAGTGTGTGACGGTGTTCACGGAATGGCAGCGGCGGGCGCAAACACGAATGGATGAATTGGTGGAGCAATGCGCGCCGGTGGATGTGGAGAGATAAAAACGAGGCGGCGGTCATAGACGCGCCGCTACAACAAAAAGGAAATATGGCTAGTTTCAACAAAGTGGTGTTGGTGGGCAATCTCACGCGCGACCCGGAGTTGCGTTACACGCCCAAGGGCGCGGCGGTCGCCAAGGTGTCGTTGGCGATCAATCATCGTTGGACGACGGATACAGGCGAGAAGAAGGAGGAAGTGACGTTCGTCGAGGTGGATTGTTTTGGTCGCACGGCGGAGAACGTGGGACAATACATGAAGAAGGGGCGTCCGCTATTGGTGGAGGGGCGGTTGCGATTGCAGCAATGGGACGACAAACAGACCGGGCAGAAACGCCAGAAGCTCGGCGTGGTGGCGGAGTCGGTGCAATTCCTCGGCGGCAAGGAGGAGGGTGGTGGATCGCGTCCGACAGAATCCAACCCATCAGAGGATGGACAAAAAGCGTCGGAAGCACCCCAGCCGGACGCGCAGCCGGAGAGTGACGACGTGCCGTTTTGATGCTCATGCCAGAAGTCCCACAAAAAGAGTTTTCAACTCCCATGCTTCACGCGGCCCGCGCTGCCGTGGGCGAAGCTCCGTTCCGGGGTGGTGCAGTGGAAAATCTGGGCGATGCGCCGATGGGCAAGGGGCACGGCAACGCGGGTTTGCCGTTCGATCTTGATACGGCGTGCTACTTAAAACCCATCTTCGCGGAATACGATGCGGCGCGCAAGAATGGGCGGCGGTTGTTTCTCGTGCTGAAGGCGGGCGTGAAGACAGTCAAGAGTTTCACGGGTGAAGTCTGCGCGGCGGACCATGTCTGTCATGCGAATGGAGATTTTGCCATCTTCTTCGCCACGGGCGACACGGCGGATGTGGGTGCAACCACCCGCATCCTGGACTTCTATCGCGGCATCCCGTCGTTTGCACGAAAGCTGACGAGCATCCAGAGCCGGTTTGATGAGACGAAGGGCGCGTTGAAATTCCCGGATAAGACGTTGTTCCTGCTCGCGGCGAACATGAGCAACACGCAACAGAAGAATCTGGGCGGGTTGTTGTTTCAGGATGCGCTCCTCGCGGAAGCCACCGGCATGATCGCGGAAATGGTGGCGCGCACGACGCAATACCAGAAGGAAGCCGTCATCTTTCTTGAGAGTCAGGGCGGTGAGAAGGGATACGATTTCGATGAGTCCTACGAAAAGACGGATCAACGCGAGTTGCATGTCAGTTGTCCATGCTGCGGCATGAGCCACGTCTGGAATTGGAAGGCGTTCGATGAGCAGAGCATGACGAGGTCGGACACATTTATAGCGACATTGCCGATTGCCGATTGCCGATTGCCGATTGAGGAGCAGGAAGTCAAGCGTGCGGAACTCACAGCAAGGCTCAAGAATAACGTGGCGGGATTCAAGCGCGGGGCGGATGAGTTGATCAAGTTCGAGAACGGGGATTACAACGAAGCCGCGATCCTGCGCGAGACGCATTTCGAGTGTTTCCATTGTGGCGGCATCTGGCGGGATGATGGCGAGTTTGGCGCGACCCGCATCGCACTGGATCAATCGTCGCATTACGTCGCCGCGCGGACGAACGCGCTGCCGGGCAATGTGGGGTTCAACGTGCCGCAGTGGATCAATCGTAGGCTCGGTTGGGGGCGGATGATGTTGGACAAGCTCATCGCGCAAAAGACTAACAAGAAATTCGGCAACGTCGAGGATTTGAAGAAGTGGTGGCAGAAGGTGGCGGCCCGGACGTGGGATGATGAAATCTTCGCGCCTCGAAACGTGGCCGCGCCGCTGAACATCTTCAATGACGAACAGCCGTTGACGGGTGAGAAGGTGCGGATCGCCACGGTGGACGTGCAGGACAATCTCACGAACGTCTGGATTCAGCTTTGGGCGATTGGGGAAGGTTCGATGATGCGGATGTTGCATTGGGAGCATGTGATGTCGCCGATGGGCATCACACTCACGGAACGTCGCGAGTTCTGCAAAAACCGATGTCGTGAGTTGTTCAAGCTCTACAAAATCCAGCCGCAGAACGTGAAGATAGACATCGGGCACATGCCGGAATTGATCTTCCAATGGGCGGCACAGGACGTGGTCGCCAACGCCAAGCTCAAGCATCTGGACGGTCGCGTCTCTCAAGAGCCGGTGTTCTACGGATTGGTGCGGGGCGATTCCGCGCGCGGCTACAAGCATCGTGTGCGCGGCAATAAGGTGGTTTGGGCGGGGTTCAGCCCCAAGTTTTACGAGCAGATCATCATCGAACAAGGCGGAAGCCGGACGGCGTTGAAAGCGCCGTATCGGTTGATGTCCACGGAACGCACGCAGCGCGTGGCGCAACGGTTCATTGACCAGAACGAAGCTCCCAAGATGGAGATTCCGCCTAAGTATCTTGAGGACAAATCAAATCTCGGTCTGTGGCAGCAGTTGAACAGCGAGCATGAGGTGAATGTGCGTGGCAAGATGGTGTGGCAACAGATTTCGCAACGCCCTAATCATGCGCGGGATTGTTTCCGCATGGCGTTGATGCGGATGGAGGAGGGGGGATTGTTGGTGTTCGCTGGCAAGGTGGAGGCGGGAGCGGAGAATGGAGAAGAATAGACACGGATTTCACGGATTAACACAGATATAAAAAATGAAAACAACACCAGAGACGGATGCTATTGCAAAAGGAATTGGCCGCATTTACGCCGAGACGCGCGGTCGAGAAACTTCAACCATTGAGTTTGTCGAACGAGTTCAAGTGTTTATTGATGACACAGCAGGCAAACTCGAACGAGAGCGGGACGAATGGAAAGCCAGCCACGACAACCAAGTCAATATCCGGCGGGCCTTAATGGACAGACCCGACATGAAAGAGCGGGCGGAGCTAGTGGTTCAGATGCAAAACGAAATTGCTGTGCTTCGCTCTCGTGTAGCTGAGTATCAACCCTATGCCGACAGCGCATTAACTACGGACTATAATGTGGCTGAGTGTCAGAAGTGCCAAAAAGAGCGCGATGCGGCTCTCGATAGAGCTTACAAGGCTGAGTCTTATCTCGCGGAGGCAGAACAAGGCTACGACGTTTATGTTGAGCGCGACCAAATCCGCAAGGTGGCGGATGAATTAGCAAGGCGTCACGCATCTTGGATGAGAAATGTTCCCAATTTCAAAATCCAGTTGGACGAAGAAACACAAACGCTCTATTCCCAACTCCCACACGTAAAACAAAAGGAAACCGCTACGCCGACTCATTGATGTCACGCAGAAGCAGGCTCACCATCGGGCCGGAGTATTTGACGGCGTGGACGTAGCACTCTCGCGCCGCCCCGGTGTTGGGAGTGACGGTGGCGGCATCGCCTTTGCGGAACTCTGTGCCGGATGGCAGGTCGGCGATCAGGAGTTGAGCATCTCCCAGAAACATGGGACTGAAACCGCCGCCGTCTGAGTTCAGGATGTCTTGTCGCTCGAATGTGCCGACGGTGCAGGGGTGGGTATTGTTGCGGAACAGCAGCGTGCCGCCCATGAGATTACTTGAAATCATCTCGCGGACTCCGGCAGAAACGTAGGCAGCATCACTCATTCTTACAAAGCGGCAGAGTTTGACTGACTTGCCTTGTAGATGCCTGCACGCATTTTCAAGTACCACACGACGGAAGAATTGGTGGCCGGAGTCAAGGAGCTGGGAAAAATCCTCGCTTCACCCAGCGGCGCGACCACTGCGCTCCGCAATTCCAACACTGGATTCCTGCGTGAGACTGGCGAGAAATCCATCAAAGAGCTTCGCAATACCTTCATGGCGGCGCGCTGGGAAATCTATCTGCGCGGTCAAGGTGTGGACGGAAACGCGGCGGTGGAGGCATGTCTTGCTTTGGAGTCAACCAACCCATTGCGGGATAGAATCATGCAGGTTCAGACCATCCACTGATTATGGCCGCAACCCCTCAAGCCTCCATCATCTGCGGCCCGCGCGGCGAATCGTTGTATCCATCGCCTCAAGACCGTCCCGGCAAGTATCGGCACACAAACTCACTGCAACGCGACATCAAACGGAGCATCTCGGAATACGACCACGCGGAGAAGGTGACGTTGTGCGCTCAGATTGCGGCTCGGATTCCGGCATTAAGCGGCGCGATCCGGCAGAAGAACGAATGGGCTTTCCCGCCGGATAGCTGGCAACCCATCTTCTACCACGATTACAGCGACAACGATACTTGGTCGGATGCGGCGGAGGAATGGTTGGTTCACACGGTATTTCAGCAGGCATTGATTGGCAATTCACGCAAGGATTTGATCCGTTCCATTGCGGTCAGCGGCATGGATGCGGATAGGCATGGGCGCGACTTGGCAATCTTCCGCTGCGATGCCAGCACGGGATTCATGCCTCGGATGCAGGTCGTTCCCGGTCCACGCATCGGCAACGGCAAGGGCGGCGACGGCGGTTGGTGGTCCAGTCAAACAGTGAGTCAGGTCGGATTCGGTTCAAGCGGCTCACACGGCTCTGGCTATTCCATCTGCAAAGGCGGCGAATTTGACGGCTACCGGATTTATCAGGGCATCATCCACAATTCCAATGACGAGCCGATTGCCGCGCGGATTTTGGGAATGAAGTTAGAGGGTGGAAACTGGATTGAAACCTATTCCGATGTCCGCCTCGGATTCCAATACGGCACACATCTCTGGAGCGAATACGACTGGCACGGCATGGGGTCGCCGCTGCCGAAGATGTCCGCCGCAATTCTCAAATGGTTGCGCAAAGAAGAAATTGACGACCTGCTTCTGACGGGACTTGCGAACGCCGCGAGCCAGACAGTGATACATCAACTCGCCGAAGGCGAGGACGCACCGACCGCGCTCGGTGACGGGTTGGACATGGTGGAAACCATGGACGCCAACGGCAACACACAGACGGTGTATGTCGCGCCGATTGGTGATGGCGGAACGAAATACATCGGCAGCAACGAAGATTTGAAGGGGTTGAGTTACGAGAACCCGCATCCGAACGTGCAGGAGTTCTCACGCGGCAACCTAGTGGAATGTCTGCATGATTACGGCTGGCCGTATTCCTTCCTCGACAGCGGCGACGGTGGCCGCGCGGCAACCCGATTGGATTGCGAGCTTGCCAACAATTCCATCTGGCAGAAGCAATCGCCCGGTGAAGAACGCCTGTGCGCGTTTGTCAAGTTTGCCATCGCCTGCGGCATCACCCACAAGCATCTCGCGCCCGCGCCGCTCGGCCCGCTGGACGCACCCTACAAGTGGACGTTTGGCAGTCCCAAGGAAATCTCGGTGGATGCGGGCAACGACGTGACGGCGTATCTGCAAATGCTGCGGTTCGGCCTCACGAGCCAGCGCATCGGCACGTCCCGATGGGGTTACGTGCTGAAACGCATCGCCAAGGATCGCCGCAAGGAAGCGATGATGTTGGCGGACAACACCAAGGCTTACATCGAATACGTGAAGAAGGAAGGCATGGACATCACGTCGCCGGAATACCTGAGCGCGAGTCAGTTCTTCTATCAGCCAAGTCCGAACCCGTTCATGCCGCAGGCCGCGAAGCCTGAGACAGACGATTCGACAACCGCACCGACAGAAAAGAAAAAGACGGTCAAGCCCACACGGGATGCCCAAGGAAAAATCACCAGCATCGAGGTGATTGAACAATAACCATGCAAGTCATCCCCAACCAATCAGAAGCGGATTCGCTGGAGTATTTCGTAAATCGAGCCACGTCAGAAAACATCGTGTTGCGATTGTTCACAAACGACATCGCTCCCGGCGCGGAGACTGTGACGGAGGATTTTACGGAAGCTAGCGGCAGTGGATACGCGGCGATTGAGCTGACGAATTGGGATGAACCCACTCTCGGCGAACCCAGCCTCATCACGCACCCGGAGCAGACGTTCAATTTCAGTGCGGGACTTGGCCCGATCTACGGCTACCACATGACGCGGGCGACAAGCGGGCGCATTGTGGCGGCGGGAAGGTTTGAGGACGGACCTTACCTGATCCCATCCGGCGGCGGAACAATCGCTTTCACGCCAGTCATCACCAGTCAAACCACGGAATAATTTATGCCAAAAGCCACCAACGCCTGTAACTCCATCCTTGCATTGATTTTCAACGCAACGGCATGGGCTAACATTGCTGACAACGCCGCCGCTTCACCAGCGGGGAATCTCTACCTGAGTCTCCACACATCCACACCGGGCATCGGCGGATCGCAAACCACAAACGAAACGAGCTACACCAACTACGCGCGCGTGGCAGTCGTCCGCACCACGAGCGGTTGGGCTGTGCCTTCCGTCGGAGCGACGAGCAATGCCGCACTGGTTCAATTCGCACAATGCGGGGCAAGCGGGGCGACGATCACGCATGTCGCCATCGGAACGGCATCATCCGGCACGGGCACAGTGTTGTATGCTGGTGCTCTCAATTCTTCGCTGAGTGTGGCGAACCTCATCCAGCCTCAATTCAGCGCAAGTGCTTTGACCGTCACCGAAACATGAAGCTCACTTGCAAACAATGCGGGGCAGCAGTCCGCCAAGATGGTGATGCGATCATTCGTGATTGCGTTCACGACGAGGCGGGCGTGACGGCTGAACTCTCTGCGACGTGCTACGGCGAGGGTGGCGCGAATGGAGATGTGGGGAGTTGGTTAAGCCGATTCACCGCCGGGTTGCGCAATGCCGCGCGGAGTCTCAATCCAAATAAACTCTGATGGCAGGATTCGCAACCATGCGAGAGATCGTGGACGCCCAAGAAGCAAACGGGTGCGTTCGATATTCGACTTGGCGCAAAACGCCAACCCAAGTTTCGACGATTGGAGTTTGGTTTGACTTGAGCATGTCGCCTGGAAATCCCGTTCCACAATACTATGCAGCCGCCCCTGGTGCGGCGGTTGCGTTAAGCAAGGCTGTGGACGGTGGGATAGATCATGGTGGCAATGTTTCACCAAAAACAAAACACCTGCGCGGACTCACCGGAATGACCATCACCGCCACACCACTGCCGATGCCAATGATGTTGTTGGATTATCTGATGTATTACCCATTCATTGATGAAGGCACGACGGATGCGCAGCCATTGACCACGGGAATCTCATTGCCGCGCTATCCCACCGGAACAGGCGTTCAAATGATGGCTGTGAGCGTTGCTGGACGGACAGGTGGACAACAATTCTTTGTTAATTACACCAACTCAAGCGGTGTAGAGGGGAGAACATCAAAAACGGTCATCCAAAACTCAGTGAGCGTCAACGGAAGCATCGTCACCAGTGATCGCGCGGTTGCCGCCGCCGCTGGGCCATTCATCCCGCTTCAAGATGGAGATACAGGAGTCCAGAAGATTGAAAGCGTGACGATGTTGGGCGGTGATGTGGGGCTGTTCACACTGGTTTTAGTTAAGCCGCTCGCGCAAATGATGATCCGTGGAATTGATGCTCCGGTAGAGGTGGATTACTTCAAAGACTTCGCACAGATGCCAGTCATCGCGGATGACGCCTATCTTAATTTCATCTGTAATCCCGCAGGCTCATTGAGCGGCGTGCCGATACATGGCGACATCAGAACGATTTGGAACTAAAAGGAAACTATTATGCCAGGCTTTTCATCACTAGACGATTTCATCAACAAAACGACCGTCAATTCTAAATTTTGGCGAACAGACTGGAACAAGAATTTCAATCCCACCACAGCAGCCGTCGCGGGTGAGTGGCACTCGTTGTTTCGGGGCGGTGGCAACCCCGGCGCGGACGCCATCTTGAACACCGGCACAAACCTGCTCGCTCAACAACTCAAAGACACCACCACCAACGCGACAGGTATCCAGCACGGCGGCAACGTCGCCCCGGACTACAAACACTTGGTCAACGCATCATCCTTCAGTGCGGCGGCAACCACCATGCCCGCCGTGGCGATGCTGGTGGATTTACTTTTATTCTATCGCGTCACGAGCGTTACAACAACATCGGCGCAGGCCACCACAAACACGCTGGTCGCTTTTGACACATTCACGGCGGATGCTGGAACGGACATCATCACGCTTTCAGCCACCAGCATCAATCTCTTGCCCTATTCGCGGGTGCAGGTCAACAGCACGACGACGCTTCCTGCCGGATTGTCCGCCGCGACGAACTATTTCGCGATCAAAGTCACAGACAACACATTCAAGCTCGCGACGAGCTATGCAAATGCCGTGGCGGGAACGGCCATCAACATCACGGACGCCGGAACTGGCACGCACACGTTGAACACGCTTTTGCCGCGATACACCAACGGCGCAGGTGTCCAAGCAATCATGCTCAACACCAACGCAACACCGCTTGGTGCAGCCACGCCGAACCTTTCTTTGGCGAGCTACACGAACAGCGCGGGAACTGCGGCGCGATCGACCCCGACTGTTCTACCCATCGGCAAGACTGCCGCATCAAACAGTCTAATTATTCATTCCGGCACGGGGGCAGGCAAATACGGACCATTCATGCCTTTGGCAGCGGGGGATGCGGGCATCCTCTCGGTCGAATCCATCCAAAACTCCACGAGCTACGTTTCTGGCGAATACGCAGTGGTCTTGTGCAAGCCGATTGTCACATTGCCAATGACCACGATTGGCGTGTCCGCAGAGCGCGATCTAATGAATCAAGTTCCTTCACTGCCGCGCATCTATGACGGCGCGTGCCTGACGTGGTTGATCTATTCCGGCGCGGCAACACCTGCGAACAGCGCGTTTTACGGTCATCTCGATTTTGCTTGGGGTTGAAATGCTAATCGGCAATTACAGTGTGTTGAACAAGAATCCTGGACGCGCCTTTGGCGGGTCAACGGTATCGGACAGTCGCGCCCAATGGAACAAAAGTGGCGCGGCACGAGGAGTGTTCCACCACATCGCAAAATTCAACGGATTTCCCGTCGGATACACGCCGCCTTACTCATGGATAATCGCCAGACAAAGCGGCGGTATGGCAGCAACGCGCACAATTTCCGGCACTGGCGCAATCACGATCGCAAACCTCGCGGGTGGTTTGAATGCAGAAGCAGATTTGAGCGGCGTGAGCGAACTGGTCGGCAATCTCGCGCTGATTGTTTCCGCCGTGGCAGACTTGAGCGGTTCCGGAGAGTTAAGTGCCAGCATCATCGGGAAACTCGACGCCGCTGCCGCATTAAGCGGAACGGGCGACATGGTGGGTGCTTTGGGGGCTATTGCGGATGCGGTAGCAGCATTGAGCGGTTCAGGCGGAGCAGAAGGCACGTTAAGCGCACGCGGAAGCTTGAGTGCAGACATATTAAGCTATGGCGAACTATCACCAGAAAACCTATCGCAAACCCTGCTTTCAACCGTCGTGGAAAACGGGTTGTCATTACAAGAAGCCATCCAAGTGATTCTGTCTGTTGTTGCAGGCAAATCCACCGGTGGAGGCACAAGCTCCGTGGCGTTTCGCGATCTAGGTGATTCAAAGAACCGCGTGGCGGCAACCGTTGACACCAACGGCAACCGCACCGCCATCACTCTCGATCCCTGATGTTCCAATACTTCACAAATTGGTTCTCAAACTTCTTCACAGATTATTTTCCGGGTGCAAACGGAGAAGATGGGAACTTCTATTACACGCAGGACGTAGGCTATCGCATCGGTGGAGCGTCCACGTATTCCGGTCCGGTGATGCATCGGGGTGGTGGCGGGTTCTTTGCGTGGTTCTTCCGCAAGCCCACCCGCAGCTACCGGACACGAGTGCGGATCGGTTACGCGCTCAAAATGGCGTCGCGTGTCGCCCTGCGGAAAACCTTCCGCGCCGTCCAGTCCGTCAAACTCAGTTTCAGCCATTTCATCGAATCCGTGGTGCAGTATCACTATCGCGCCAAGTCCCGCACCGGGTATCGCATCACCGGCCAATCCCGGTATTCGATGACGTGCAACCCCATCCCGGAAGCCAAACAGCCAATCACCATCCAATCCG